AAATGCAAATTAACTCATCTATCTATGGTACTTGTTGGGCAATCATAGACAAGCCAAGAGTTATCACAAAAACTAGAGCAGAAGAATTACAACAAGATATCCGACCATATATCAGCTTATACACACCAGAGAATGTTTTAAATTGGAATTATGAAAGATTAGCTAATGGAAGATTTTATTTAACATCATTAAGCCTAGTAGAAGAAGCAACAGAAGATTATGCGATTATTAAGGTTTGGTCTTTAGAAGATATATCGACATTTGTCGTTGAAGATTTCAATAAGCCTTATGCAGAAGGTAAAGTTAAAATGATTGATGAAATCCCTAACGTATTAGGAGAGATTCCGGCCGTAGTTTTATATAATCAAAAATCTCAACGCAGAGCCATTGGTATATCTGATTTGAATGATGTCGCAGAATTACAAAAATCTATTTACAATGATTACTCAGAAATTGAACAGCTAATCAGATTATCAAATCACCCAAGTTTAGTAAAGACACCAAATGTAGAAGCTAGTGCAGGTGCAGGTTCTATTATTGAAATGCCAGAAGATTTAGCACCAGAATTAAAACCCTATATCATTCAACCTAGCTCTCAATCCTTAGAAGGAATTATGAAAGTAATTAGCATGAAGGTAGAAGCGATTAATAGAATTACACACATGGGAGCAGTAAGAAATACTAAATCTCAAATATCAAGTGGCGTAGCATTAAGAACTGAATTTGAATTATTAAATGCAAGACTTGCTGAGAAAGCAGATTATTTACAAAATGCAGAAGAGCAGATTTGGTCATTATTTGCTAAATGGCAAAATAAAGTTTTTGACGGTGATATAATTTACCCCGAAACATTTGACTTGCGTGACTATGCGAGTGATCTTGAATACTTACAAAGAGCAAAAGCTAGTGGTGTTAAATCAAATACCTTCATTAAAGAAATTGATAAACAGATTGCAAGAGCGGTTATTGATGATGATGAGCAAATTAAAACTATTGACAATGAGATTAACAGTAGCTCTGTTGTGATTGGTCAATTCGATACTCCAGAAATAGAAGGTGAAGAAGTTGCCCAAGTTTGATGACCAGAATATAGATTTGCCTTTTGGTGTTCCTGTTCAAAAGGGAATAGTAGATAATTTTAGTGGCATACAAAAGTTTGGTTATAATTCTAGTGTAGGCTCATCATTTGAAACTATTTGGACTAATGGAACAGATTTATATGTTTATCCTACAACTGCTACAACCGCAGTAGCAACATCATCAAGCACTGATGACAATGGAAGTACAGTTCATGTATTTGGATTAGATGAGAATTTTGATTTAGCTGATGAAGTTATTACAGTTGGGGGTAGTGCCTCAACAACAACATTTATCAGAATGCATAGAGCATTTGTAGCATCAGCAAATACAGGAGTTGTGAATGTGGGTGATATTACAATCACAGTAGATAGCAAAATAGGTGCTTATATATCCGCAGGTTATGGGCAAACCCTGCAATCAGTTTATACAATCCCTAGAAATTATAGAGGGTATTTGCTGTCATTTGATATTGGAAATTCTAAAGACTTAGAGTTAGAAGCAAAGATTATGGCAAGACCAATCAATGGTAATACTTTTCAAACAAAAGCATTTCAAACAATAAGAGGCGGTGCTTTTAGAAAAGAATATTTAATACCTGAAGTCTTAACTGAAAAAACAGATATTGAGATGAGAGCGAAAGCAAGTGCTACATCTTCTGTTTCAGGTGGATTTGAAATACTATTAGAGGATGTTACTTATTCCGCCTAAAGGCAAAACTGTTAGTATTACTGAATTTCATTCTTGGTCATTAGAAAAACATCAGAATAAAAAATGTTTCTGTGGTGAGTTTGCATCTATTGGTTTTAATTACAAATTTGGTATGTTAGAACTATTATGTTTTAAACATTATGAGGAAAGGAAGAAACAATGCCATACGGAAAAGGAACATACGGAAGTAAAGTCGGAAGACCAAAAAAATCAGCTAAATCTTCTATGAAGATGAAGAAAAAGAAAAAGAAGTAATGCCATTAATCAAAGGTTATTCAGCTAAATCTATATCTAAGAATATTAGAACGGAATTAAAAGCAGGGAAGCCTAGAAAACAGGCTATCGCAATAGCCTTATCTACCGCTAGAAAAGTCAAGAAGAAAAGAAAGAAGAAGTAATGCCTAAAAAAAAGTCAATATGGGAAAAAACAAGACCTAAATCATTAGGTAAACCCAAACCCTTTAATAAAAAAACTAAGAAATATAAATCAGCTAAGAGAAAAGCGGATAAGATGTTTGGCAAGGCAGTTAGTTTTGTTAAAAATCTATATATTTCAAAGATGGTAAAATAATGGCTAAATACCAAGGCAGAACAGTTAAGCTAAATAAACCATTTCGTACTCCGGGCGAACGTAAAAAGTTCGCCGTGTACGTTAAGAATACATCGACCGGCAATGTTAAAAAAATTAGATTTGGTGACCCAAATATGAAAATTAAAAAATCTATACCGGCTAGACAAAGATCATTTATGGCTAGACATGGTGCGATCTTAGATAAAGTACGAGGACAAAAATCATTAGCACCTGTTTATTGGGCAATTAAATCTTGGCGCAAAGGATTTAAGGTTTAATGAATGTCAAAGATAAACACCCTTAATAGATTAATAGATACTCACGAAGAACGTATTATCGGTGTTTTAAAAACACTAGAAGATAGAATAAGGTCAGATTTGACCTCTAAGACTAAAGGCGGAAGCACATTCAATACACAGTTTGCCATAGCTTACCGGCCGGAAATTAAAACTTTAATTCAAGGAATATATCTCAGAGAAGCTGACGCAATTATTAATGAATATGATGAGATAGTTAAGGAATACCAAAAACAAATTAAAAAATTGCCTATTAGTAGGCAGTTCAAGGTATTACAGAAAACAGATTTAGAAGTTATTACACAATTAAAATTTCAAGCCTTTAGTGGATTCCAAGATATAGCTAATACTTTCCTAGATACTATTTCAAATGAAGTCTATCAATCAGCATTAATTGGCAGGTCTTTTAATGATATGGTCAAAAATATAGCAGGACAAATTAATGGCGTTTATCAACGCTCTAATGAAAACGCTATTAATAGATTAGTTGATTATATTGAAAAAAATAGATATTCGGCAAATAGCACAATCATAGAAAGAGTTAATTCAGCCAAATCAACACTAGCTAGCAAATATGCTAGTGACATATTAGGGAACAATATGCGTAAATATTCTGGCCAAATAGCCCATGATTCAATAATGCAGTTTGACGGGCAGTTTGTTAAATATAAAGCAGATCAATCGGGAATTAAGCAATTTAAATATTCTGGAACAAGGATTGATACTACAAGAGATTTCTGTGCTAGGCATATAGGCGGAGTGTTTACAGAACAAGAAGCTAGGGATTTATGGGCTAATTCTCAATGGAAAGGGAAATCTGGAAGTGACCCTTTTGTTGATAGAGGTGGATATAGATGTCGGCATAGCTTTATTGTTTATAATCCCGAATGGGAAACTTTACTTGAAGATTAATTAAATTTTCTATACATCTTACAATAATACGAACTTTAAAGGAGTATATTATGGCTGACGAGCAACAAACGGAAAATGTAGAAACTACAACTACTGAAAATGTAGAAAGAGAAGCACAACAAGAACAAGCAAAAAAAGAATTTATCAAAAATGATAAAGGTCATCAAATAGATATTGATAAAGTTGTTGGCGAAAGATTGAAAAGGCAAGAACGACTAATAGCAGAAGAATTAGGTGTTGAAAGTCTAGATCAAGCCAAAGCAATAATGGAAGCAAATAAAAAATTAGAAGAAGAAAAAGCTATTGAGAAAGGTAAGTTTGATGAAGTCATCAAAAAGAGAACTCAAGAGTATAATGAAAAACTATCCAAGTTAGAAAATGAATTGAAAAACGAAAGGATAGACAAACAGCTTATTTCCGCAGCTTCAAAAAATAATGCTATTAATCCAGATCAGATTAAAGAACTGATGAAAAATAGTGTTCATTTAAATGCTGAGGGTAAGGTCGAAGTTCTTGATAAATCGGGAACACCTAGATATAACAAAAATGGTGATCCCCTAACTGTTGAAGAAGCAGTACAGGAATTTCTTACGCAGAACTCACACTTTCAAAGCGCAACTCCTTCTGGGAGTGGAAGTGTTAGTAATGTGGGCAAGTCAAATACGAATAAGACTTTAAATATTTCGGACTTAGACATGAGTAAACCAGAAGATCGTAAGTTATATGCGGATTATCGCAGACAGAGAGATTCGGTGACTCATATTAAACTAAATAAATAACTTTAAAGGAGTTAAAACATGGCAAACGAAAGCACAAGTAGTACACTTAGTGAACTATATACAGAGATCGTTGCTGAGGCTGAGTTCGTAATTCAAGAGAAATCTATAATGAAGAACTTAGTAAAGAACTATACTATTGCCGGTGGTGGCAAATCAGTAGAGGTTCCGATCTACTCAGCAATTTCAGCATCAGCAGTAGCCGAGGCAACTGACCTTAGCAATACTGCAGTCAATCCAACATCAGTGACAATCACTGCATCAGAAGTTGGTGTGATGACTACACTCACAGATCTAGCAAGAAACTCTGCATCAAGAAATGTTGCAGCCGACATTGGTAGATTATTTGGTGAAGGTATCGCAAAGAAAATGGACCAAGACTTAATCGCATTATTTGACGGTTTCTCAACAACCTTGGGTGACGGGACAGGTGCAATTACAGCAGCTTCCATTTTTAACGCAGCTTCAACATTAAGATCAGCAGGATTACCTGTTGAAGAATGTTATGCAATCTTGCACCCAAAAATCGCTTATGACTTAAAAGCTAACTTATCTAACTCATTTGCTAACGCAAACGCAAATGATCTAGTTAATGAAGCATTAAGAAGTGGTTATGTTGGCTCACTAGCAGGTATCCAAGTATTTGAAACTTCAAATATGTCTAACACAGGTACTGCCGGTGATTATAAAGGTGCTGTATTTCACAAAGATGCATTAGCCCTAGCTATGATGCAAGACATCAAGATCGAAACTCAAAGAGATGCTTCTCTAAGAGCAGACGAGATTGTTGCTACTGCAGTTTATGGTGTAGGTGAACTACATGATTCTTATGGTGTAGAATTACACTTTGATTCATCTATTCAGTAGTATAGAGTATGGGTGGGGATACACTCCCCACCTACTATAAAGGATTTATTATGAGTGAATTAATTAAATTAAAAAAAGGCGATAAAATCATCACCAGAAGTAAAGATAGTTATGAAAAGAATTTAGTACATTGGCAATTTAGAGGATATGAGCCAATTGAAGATAAACCACAAGAAGATAAACCCAAAAAAACTAAGAAGAAGAAAGACGATTAATGGCAACAACAGAATTTTCAGTAGCGTTATCAGATGTGCAGGAATATCAACCCGATATTGCTGAATATGGTATTGCAAATTTTGATACACAATTACAACATGCTGAAGATGATGTGATAAGACAAATTCGTGAGGAATGGTGGGAGCGTTATCGTCATACAGTTAGATATAAAGATATAACCAAAGTCACCACTATTGAAATGAATAGTGCTTTATTGGTTGATTCACAATGGACTCGATGCGTGGTTTATAAAGCATTATCAGATTATATTTTACCAATGCTAACTAAATGGAAAGACCCTCAAGGTGGTGAAGGTGCTGATACTTTTCAAGTTAAAATGGAACATTATAGAAAAAAATATTCGGAAGAGTTTCAAGCGGTATTAAGAGACGGAGTAAAGTACGATGAAAATAATGACAGTACTATCCAAACCTCAGAACAAGAGCCTATACATCATTTACGATTAATTCGTTAATGCTTGATATCAAAGATAATAGTCGCTTTTTTAAACAAGCCTTAAAAATAAAATCAGATAAAATAAAATCAGCAGTTAATCTTGCCTTAGGTCAAGCATCTGCATTTCAAGTTAGTGCTATTAGAGATAGAACAGAACAAAAAGGAAAAGACATTTTTGGTAGACCATTTAAACCGTATTCTATGAATTATATTTTAAGCAAAAGAAAAAGATTTAATGACCCTAGTAATCAAGACACAACACCTAAAAATTTTGTTGATTTAAATTTTACAGGTAAAATGTTTAGTTCATTATCGTTCACTGTTAGAGCTAGTAAGGGTATTGTATTCTTTAAAAGTGCAGAACAAACCAAAAAAGCTATGATACATAACGAAGGAAAAGGTAAGATGCCAAAAAGAGAATTTTTTGGCATATCCGATATAGAGCAAAATAAAATTAATGCAATTATCGTTAAAAGTATTAAAAAGGCTTTAGCATGAGTTTAAGAGAAGATATCGCAAACAATATAATTACTACGCTTGATGCGGTCACTAGCCCTATTGAATTTAAGAAGATAACTCGTGAGCCATTCAAAGTAGAAGAATTGGCTGACCCACAATTTCCTGCACTCTATATAACAACCTCAGATGAAACACGAGAAGATTTTGCTTTAGGTGATTATTCAACAGGAAAAAGATCGGGTACGATTGATTTTATTATTGTTGGTTATGTCAAGGGTACAGAAACAAATATAGATACTAAACGCAATCAATTAATTGAGGTTATAGAGGAAACTTTAGATACCGATAGAACTCGTGGTGGTTATGCTAAAGAAACTAAAATAATAGAAGTAAATTCAGATGAGGGTACACTTTATCCTTTGGGAGCAATCAGAATTGTGGTAAGGGTATTCTATGAATTTGTTAGAGGTACATCATAATGGCTAAACGAATTAAAATCTATATGCCAAGTGGAAACGATACTGTTGAAGTTTGGGATAATGATATAGACAAATTTCTAGCAAAAGGATATAAACTTGAGCAAGAAAAAAAATCTACTAGATCATCTAATAAAAAAGATGTAGAAGTAGAAGAACAAGAACAACCGAAGGAGAATGAAGAATGGCAACACATGTCGGAACAAGCGGAGTAGTAAAAGTAGGTGCAAACGCTGTGGCAGAAGTCACAGGTTTTACTATTGATGAGTCCAATGATACTGTTGAAGATACTTCTCTAACTGATACATCAAAGACCTACAAAGCATTAAGAAGTGATGCAACAGGTACTGTTGAGTGTCATTGGGACGAATCAGACACAACAGGTCAAGGTGCATTAACAGTTGGTTCAGAAGTAACTTTAAATTTATACCCAGAAGGTGCAGATAGTGGTGATACATATTACACAGGTACAGCGATTGTGACTGGCGTATCTCAAAACATTTCACTAGATGGTGTTATTTCAAGAACAATTAATGTTCAGTTTTCAGGTGGCGTAAGCACTACAACAGTATAATTAAATGCCAAAAAAGGATTATCTTGAAGGTGCTGTAAATCACTTTAAGCATCAAGAGATTAAAATTATAGAAGTTGAAGAATGGGGATTGATAGGCGAAGATGCCATTTATGTCAAACCTTTTACGCTACTTGAAAAATCTGAAATTTTTAAAGACAATATAAACGATTTAACTCTTTTAATAGATATTATAATCAAAAAAGCCGAAACAAAAGACGGTGAAAAAATGTTTGATCTTGAGAGTAAAATCAAGATGAAGAAATTTGTAGACCCAGATATTATTGGTAGAGTCGCAAGTGAAATACTAGGAACACAATCTTCTGTTCCTGAGTTAAAAAAAAAATAAATTCTGACAACGATCTTAGATTTCATTTATACTTAGCCGAACAATTACATAAAACTATTGGTGAGATATTGTCTATTCCAGTAGAAGAATATAATTTATGGGTTGCTTATTTTGATATCAAAAGGGAAGAAGAACAAAAAGCGTTGCAGAAAAGTAAGATGCAAGGTAAAAGAAGATAATGCCAAGCACTGATTATATAATTCAAATTATTGGTCAAGATAAGACCGGTCAAGCATTTAAACAAGTTCAAGGTAATGTTGATAGGGCTAGAAAATCAGTCATTAATCTTAAAAATGCCATATTGGCTATTGGTACAGGTGTTGCGGTCAGATCAATAATAAACACCACTGCTAGATTTCAAGATTTAAGAACATCACTAACTTCAGTTACAGGAAGTGCAGAAGCAGGTGCGGAAGCATTTAGTTTTATTTCTAAATTTGCAACAAAAACTCAGTTTGGTGTTGATGATCTAACCGAAACTTTTATCAAATTAAAATCAGCAGGAATTACACCAACAGAATCACTTTTAACTACCTTTACTGATACTGCAGCAGTCACAACCGACCAAATAGGATCATTAACTGCTATTACTGATTTATTTGCTAGATCTGTTTCTGGTGGTTTAGGTCTTGAAGATTTAAATAGATTAGCTGATAGAGGAGCTCCTGTATTTAAAATATTAGAGGAACAATTAGGATTAACTCGTTTACAAATTTCAGAATTTGGAAAAACTGCTGAAGGCGCAGAGGAAATAAGAAAAGCATTAGTTAAAGGATTAAATGAATCTTTTGGTGGCGCTACTGCTGAGAGAGTAAACAATCTATCTACTCAAATGTCTAACTTTGGTATCGCTATGACCAATGCACAAGATATTCTTGGTCAAGGATTAGCTCCTGCTTTTGGTGACATTACAGTTAGACTAACTGATTTTATTACTGCCAATGAAGAATTAATTAAACAAGTCGGTGTTGATTTGGGAATAGCTCTAAATGATGCAGTCGATTTATTTAATTTAATGAGAAAAAACATAGAAACTACCAGTGTAGTTGTTATTGGTTTAGTAACTGCATTTAATCCAATAGCGGGTGCTATCTTAATTGCACTTACAGCAGTTAATCAATTTAGAAATGGTTTAGAAAGAACATTAGGTATTCCATTAAGGTTAGCTGATGTTTTCAAAGGTACTTTTGAATTTGTCAAGTCTATTTTGACTGATTTTATTAATAAAATAACAAATGATTTTAAAGAATTTATTAATGCAACAGTATCACTTGTAAATAAATTACCTTTTACTGAATTTGCACTACCATTTGAATTAGCACAAGAAAGCACAGACAATGCTACTAAGTCATTAGATGAATATGTATTAGCCCAAGTAGAAGCAAGAGAAGAAGCTGAAAAACTTACTAAATTTTACAAACAATTAAAAGATCAATTACAATTCCAAACAGCTACTGGTCAAGAAGATAAAAAAGAAGAAAATATAGTTTACGCAAAATTTACAAAAGAAATAATTGCACTAAAAGATAAGTTTAGAACAGAGAAAGAGGTCATCGAACAAGAAAGAGATAAACAAATTCAAATGTTAGATGATTTTGTTGCTAAAGAAAAAAATATTACTTTTGACCAATTACGAGAAATAGCACTATTAAAAGAACGAATCGCAACTGATAGTAATGAAAGATTAAAAGCAATAGAAGATGAAAGACTACAAGATATAAAAGATAATTTTAATAAACAAAAACAATTACTAAAAGATAGAAATTATGAAGATTTAAATTTACAAAATTTAAGTGATGAACAAAAAAAAGAAATGGCACAACAAACAGGTAGAGAAGTATTAGATGAATTAGCTAAGAGAAATAAAGTTGCTTTTGCTATTAATAAAGCTTTTGCTATTAAAGATGCTTATGTCAATACTGCACAGGGTGTGACTAAAGCATTAGCTATGGGTCCTTATGGAATACCTTTAGCGATTGGAATTGGTGCATTAGGTGCAATAGAAATAGCAACAATAGCATCTCAACAATATTCTGGTCGTGCTTTAGGTGGTCGAGTACAAGACGGCAGTACATATATGGTTGGTGAACAAGGGCCAGAGATGTTTGTGCCTTCACAATCTGGAACTATTATACCTAATAAAGATTTAAGTAGAGCAACAACAGTGAATGTAAATGTTTACGCAAACGATACTCAAGGATTTGATGATTTATTGATTAGGCGTAGAAGTGTTATTGTTAATGTGATAAATGATGCTTTAAATAGTCAAGGAAAAGAGGCGTTAATCTAATGGCAGGTACATATCCAACAACACCAGAATTTGCATCAATAGGTTTTGCTAGTGAACAAAAAACAATTACATCTACGACTGATAGTGGTAAAATGTTTAGTGTTCAAGTAGATGGTCAAAGATTTAAATTTTCAGCATCTTACCCACCAATGAATAGAAGTGAATTTGCTCCTGTTTATGCTTTTATAATGAAACAAAGATCACAAAAAGAAACATTCCAAATTGCCTTACCAGATTTAAAAAATGCTAAAGGTGATGTATCTGGTCTTATTTCCACAGATGGCAACCATACAGCAGGTGATACTACTATAGACATTCAAGGTATCAATAACGGCACTACTTTAAAGGCAGGGGATTTTATAAAATTCAATACTCATTCTAAGGTTTATATGGTCGTAGAAGATGCAACAGGTGATGTATCTGATACTGCTACTCTTACGATTGAACCCCCATTAAGAGTAGATGTTTTATCTGGTGATACTATATTTTATGATAATGTTGCTTTTACAGTTAGATTAACTAATGATGTTCAAGAATTTAATACAGGTGATTTAGACCTTTATAGATTTGAAGTTGATTTCATAGAGGCGTTATAATGCCTAGAGGATTATCTACTATCCTAAAGACAGAGATTGCTAAGCAAAGCATTAAGGCAATAGCATTAGTTCAAATTAAATTTCCTACTACTCAAAGATTTACTAATCATTACAAAGATATTGAAGTATCAGAATTATGGGACGATGCTTTAGGTTTATGGGATGATAGAGCAGGTAATTGGGATAGTGGAATTACTTATAGTGCTAGTTCCCATTTATTAAGAATATCAGCTAAAACAGAAAGTTCCTCCTTAAATGTTAATAACTTTAGTTTGCAATTATCAGCAGTGGAAAGCACTTTTACTTCTACTTTGCTCAATTACAATGTGAGTAATGATGAAGTAGCGATTGATATAGGATTTATAGATAGTAATGAACAATTAATTGATGTTTTTAATTATGCCAAAGGATTTATTGATGGTTTCACGATAGATACAAAAAATGCAGTCATTAATATTAACTGCACATCACACTTTGGTGATTTTAGTAGAGTAACAGGTCGCAAAACAAACGAGGGAAGTCATAAAAGATTTTTTGAAAATGATGGCGACAGTTTTGAATTTTCATCTCAAACAATTAGAGATTTAAAATGGGGTAGAGCATAATGGGATTTTTTAATGACATCTTTGATGCTATTGGTGATTTTTTTACGGACATCATTAGTTGGATTATTCCTATTCCAGAAATTCCAGAAGCACCAGAACAACAAGACGGAACATTAGTTAATAAACAATCTAATAATGCTTTTATTCCTGTTATCTATGGTGAAAGATTAGTTGGCGGTACGAGGGTATTTATTGAAGTTGAAGGTGATACCAATCAATATCTCTATATATGTTTAGTTTTATGTGAAGGTGAAATAAGTGATATTAAAGAAATAAGAGTTGATGATAGTGTAGTGACTTTTGACGGAAGTTTTGCACACGCAACAACCATAACCTCCAATGATACTAGATTTGGAAATAAAATTAAAGTGCAACCCTTTTATGGGAAAGATGACCAAGTACAATCTAGTCTATTAAATGAAGATAATAATTGGAATGACAGCAGTAATAGAAAATTAAGTGGGCTATGTTATTTAGCTGTAAGATTAGAATGGGATAGAGATAAATTTTCCAATATACCAAAAATACAAGCTGTTGTAGAAGGTAAAAAAGTTCCTGTCATTAATAGCAATTTAACGATTACTGAAAATGTTTATTCTAATAATCCTGCATTTTGTTTATTAGATTATTTGACCAATACCAGATACGGAAAAGGGATTGGATTTGGTGATTTAGATATTGAAAGTTTTTATACTGCTTCGGTCATAGCTGACCAAGAAGTCACTCCTTATTCTGGAGCAAGTAATATTCCTCAGTTTAGTTTGAATGTTGTTTTAAATACTAACCAGAAAATATTAGACAATGTTAAATTTATTCTTAGAGGTATGCGAGGATTTTTACCTTACTCCGAAGGTCTATACAGATTAGTTTTAGAAACAACAGGAACATCAATTTTATCCCTCAGTAAAGATAATATTATTGGTGGTGTTAAATTAACCAGTGAAAAGAAAAACAGCAAATATAACAGAATCAATATTAATTACACTTCACCAGAAAAAAATTATGAAATAGATACTGTTGTCTTTCCAGAAACAGATGCAGAACACCAAACATTAAGAGATGCAGATGGTGGTTTCTTACAAGAACTAAACTTAGATTTAAATATGATTACCAATCCTTATCAAGCATTACAGTTTGGTAAGGTAGTTTTAAACAGAAGTAGAAATCAATTAAGCGTTGAATGTACTGCAAACTATGAAGCTATGGATTTAGCAGTGGGTGATATTGTTAATTTAACAGATGATATTTTAGGCATGACTGACAAACCATTTAGGGTTATGGGTTTATCTATTAATTTAGATTATACAGTCAAATTATCTTTAGCTGAGCATCAAGACGCTTGGTATGTTTTTGATGAGAAACAAGAGGTAGCCATTGTACCCGATACTAATCTACCCGACCCTTTTACAATCCAACCACCTGCGGGAATTACACTTTCAGATGAACTCATAGCCTATAATGACGGAACTGTTATTGTTGCTTTAAATATAGATATTACACCTTCAACAGATAAATTTGTTTTTGAATATCAAGTTGAATATAGAAAAGTAGGGGAAACTAATTATAAAGTTCACGCCAAAGGTTCAGAATTAAATCAAAGAATACTCAATGTTATTGACCAACAGCGTTATGATGTCAGAGTCAAGGCGATTAATAGTTTAGGTGTATCATCTAGTTATGTGACAGAATCTAATTATTTAGTGGTTGGGCAAGTTGCTCCACCTTCAGATGTAGAAGATTTCACCTGTAATATTGTGGGTAAAGAAGCACACTTGACTTGGGAACAGATACCAGATTTAGACCTTGCCTATTATCAAGTGCGTTATTCCACTGCTTTATCTGGTGCGACTTGGCAAAATTCTGTATCTATCGTAGAAAAAGTATCAAGACCTGCGACTTCAATTACAGTTCCCGCCGTTAAAGGCACATTCTTAATCAAGGCGATAGACAAGTTAGGTAATGCAAGTGTTAATGCTTCAAGTATTTCTACTAATGTGAGTGCGATTGGTTATTACAATGCTGTTGAAACATCTACGCAAGACCCAACATTTACAGGCACTAAAACAAATTGTAGTGTTGTTGATGGTACACTCAAATTAGACGATATTACATCTACTGCTATTTATAATTTTGATTTTAGTGGGAACGATTATTATGATTTAGGTGATGTTTATACATCTAGGGTGACAGCAGTTTTAGAACAATTTGCTAGTGACCCAGATGATTTATTTGAAGATGGTAGAGGTTATACTAATTTTGATGATGTACCGACTAATATTTTGTTTGATGGAACAGTGCCACAAGGAACAAATGTTCATTTAGAAATATCAATATCAGACGATAATATTACCTATACTGATTTTAAAAACTTTGTGATTGGTGATTACACTGCCAGATATTTTAAATTTAGAGCATTAATGTCATCAAGAGATGCTAACTCTATCCCTGTTATTAGTGGATTAGAGGTACAGATAGATATGGAAGATAGAGTATTTAGTGGTGATGATATTAGTAGTGGATTGGGTACTTATTCTGTTTCCTTTACTAATCCATTTAAATCTACAACCTATGCCATAGGTATTACTGCTCAAAATATGTCTACAGGATATTATTATGAAATTACTAATAAAACCTCATCTGGATTTGATATTGTCTTTAAAGACAGTGGAGGAAGCCCACAAAACATTACATTTGACTACATAGCGAAAGGATACTAAAAACAAGATATGGCTCAACACGATTATGTTATAGAAAACCAACCTTTTCCTTCTTATAGAAACGACCACAACAATTCTTTAGAAGCGATTGTCACAAAAAATAGTGGTGCAACATCACCTTTAACACCTTATGCCTATCAATGGTGGTATGATACAACTAACGATATTTTAAAGATTAGAAACGCTGATAATGATGCTTGGATTAATTTTGCGTCATTTGACCAAACCAATGATAATTTTTCACTAACAGTCCAAGATTTAACAGTTAATGGTCAAGGTTCTATTCCTTCTGGTACAAAGATGCTATTCCAACAAACAACCGCACCGACAGGTTGGACTAAAGATACTACTCATAATAACAAATCACTCAGAATTGTTAATGGTTCTGTAGGAACAGGTGGTACAAATTCATTTACTAATGCTTTTAATTCTAGCAAAACAGTAAGTGGCACAACAGCAACATCAACTGTGACAATTACAGGTTCAACAGCAGGACATTCTATTACACAAGCACAGTTACCAGATATTACTATTTCACCAACTCAAAGAGCAAAAACAGAAGATAAAGGAACATTAAATAGAGGTTCATCATCTGGTAGTGGTGCAAGTTATGAATTTTTAGATATTGAATTAGGTGGTTCTAACCAAGCACACTCACACAGTGTTAATATAACATCTGGTAGTCATAGCCATACTTTTAGTGATAGCTTTAATTTAGATGTTCAATATGTGGATTTTATAATAGCGACAAAAGACTAATGAAATTAGAAGTAAAAGATAATTGCCCATTAAATGACTTCAATCCCTGTAAGAAGTTTGATTGTGCGTGGTTTATTCAAATCAGAGGAAAAGATGCACAAACAGGGGAAGAAAAAGATGAATATGGTTGTGCTGTTGCCTATCTACCATTTATGATGATAGAAAATGCTATGCAAACAAGACAAGCAGGTGCATCTATAGAAAGTTTTAGAAACGAAATGGTCAAATCTAATAATGAAACATTGAAGATGTTAATGACTAATGAAATAATAAAAAAAATAGGGAAAGATAAATAATGGCACAAGACGGAACAACAGCAGGTGGTGCAAGTTATACTTTAGATAACGTCACCTTCCCAGTCGGTAGAAATAAACTTCAATCAATATTTGACGCAATTAGAAGCACGAATATTGGAAACACTGCACCAGACCTAGTCGCAGGTCAATTTTGGATTGATAACAACACACCCTCAACAACAGTTTGGACTTTGTATTTTTATGATGGCACAGATTCCATTCAATTCGCCACCATTGATACAATCAATAACACAGTAAACTTTATTGACAGTACCTTTGATTTAATTAATGACACCACTCCAGAATTAGGTGGTGACCTATCCACTAACGGAAATGATATTAACTTTGGTGATAATGATAAAGCACAGTTTGGTGCTTCTAATGACCTACAGATTTATCACGATGGTTCTGCTTCATACATTATGGATGGTGGAACAGGTGGTCTAGATATCAGAGGTCATAGCAATATTTGGTTGCGTTCTTACAACACTGGTGAAACTTTCTTAGATTGTACCACAAATGGTGCAGTACAAATTTATTATGATGGCTCCAAAAAGTTTGAAACCACATCTTCTGGTATTGATGTTACAGGAACAGTAGTTAGTGATGGATTAACAGTAGATACCAATACATTATATGTGGATAGCACTAATAATCGTGTGGGAATTGGTACAAGTAGTCCTATTGCTGAATTACATATAGCAGATAGTTCTGCAAATGCTGTTTTAAGATTAGAATCATCAGACACAGGAAGTGGTGAAATCAACTTTGACGACCAGTCAGCTGTTAATAGAGGTAGAATTATTTATGACCATTCAGATAATAGTATGAGGTTATCAATTAATGGCTCAGAAGCTATGCGTATAGATAGTTCTGGTAATGTAGGGATTGGTACAAGTAGTCCTGATGATAAACTTCATATTAAAGGAAATGTATTTATAGAAGATTCCTCTCCAGAAATTACTTTTGAAACAACAAATGCTTCTCATTATAATTGGCAAATTGCAGTTCAAGAAAATGTTGCAGATGCTTTAGAAATTTCTGTTGGTAGTGCTGATGGTGATGCAAGTAATGATACTTTTTCTCCAGTAGCAGTATTTAAAAATTCTGGTAATGTAGGGATTGGTACAAGTAGTCCAAATGGAATTTTAGATGTTAGAGTTGCTTCAGACAGAGGAATATTTGTTGATGGTTCTACTTCAAATCCAGTTTTTTTAAGGTCATATCAAGGAGCAAGTTCCGATAATTTAAGAGAAATAGGATTAAAAGGTTCTGACCTTAGATTTGAAACTGGTGCTACTTCTGGAACTTCTAGTTCAGAAGCTATGCGTATAGATAGTTCTGGTAATGTGGGGATTGGTACAAGTTCCATTGATTATACTTCAGCAGGAAGAACTGTAGTGCATATTGAAGGTTCTGCAGGAGCATTATTAGCATTAGAAGATACAGGTGCTAGAGGCTATTTGTATCAAGCAGCAAATGACTTACTAATAGAAAATGATACTGCTACAGGTTCTATAAAATTTGGAACTAATGCATCCACAGAACGTATGCGTATAGATAGTTCTGGTTTAGTTTCTTTAGCAGGTGATACAGATACATACTGGCAATTTCCATCAGCAAATCAACAACGATGGGTTTGTGGTGGAGCAGAAACATTTAGAACTTATCAAATTGCTGGTGCATATGGAATAGTTCAAGCAAACGGAAGTGGAAGTGCTACGTATCCTAACTTTACTTTTAATGGTGATTCAAATACAGGAATGTACCGTGCAACAACTGATACATTGGCATTTACCACTGGTGGTAGTGAACGTATGCGTATAGATAGTTCTGGTAATTTTCTTTATGCAAAAACAACCGCCGATACAACAACTACAGGCGTAGAATTTAGACCTAGTGGATTAGGATATTTTGGTAGGTCTGGCGGACAACCT